AAGTATTAATGTATATCCACAGTATCATAGCGAATATGGTATTTATTATACCATCAAACCGTAAACTTATCAACGACCAACTTTTTAACCTTCTGCTGGTCAAAGTTAACAAACGGCTTGTATTTCTTAATCTTGCGGTAGACCTCAGGCCAGACCACAGGATCAGAAATCTTTTTGTTCCAAGACCTAGTGTAGTTGATCAATGAATCAAGAACAACCAAGGTCTCTAAACGAATTGTTCCACGGAGGAATAGTTTTAGCAGCAAGGGATGCTGACCTTCTTCTGTGGTGAAGTTATTATCAAAAACAGGATCTAGTTTATCTAAGTCACTAGACAGCATGTATGTAAAGCTGTCCCGATACTTAATGAACTCACGATACATCTTATCACTCTGTTCGTTGTTAACAAGATCACCAATCCAATTGTTGGAACCATAAACAAAGTTGGCAACCATGTACTCAACTTTGTCTTTGCGTTCAGCTAACTTGTAGAAGAAGTATTTGTCGTTACGACTATCAAACGTTTTCCTGGAAGCTTTTACTTTTCCGTTGTGTTTGAAGTAGTCGTAAGTGTTAGATGTAAAGTGGTTTTTAAGGGCAATGTACAGTTTGTAAGCGTCAAACGCTTGCGTGTCACTCGTTGTCTGATAGAGGAAGTTTTGCACTTTTCGGTAAATAATTTAATTCTTCAGCTTCATTTTGAATGTTGGCTTTCATCTTAGCACTAGACTTGATGAGAGAAGCTGCTGACTCAATTTCAAGTCCTGTTACCTCACAGAAATGAAGTACAGCATCAATATACTCCATTCCTTTTCCTTTGACAAGTTTGTCTATTTCTTCTTGGAAGTCTTTTACTGACTTAACAGGATTGTATGGAATCTCTGGAAAGTCTGTTACTGTTTGTGCTGTCATTAATCCCATAGTCCTTGGTAGTATTTTCCGAATAGGCGGTATCCGTTTGCTTTACGTTCTGTGTGGGCATCTAAGCCCACGCGGTCAATTTTAATTTTACCAATCTGCTCACTTATACCTGCTTTTTCATTGACCTCCGAATGATCGAAAAATTGATCTTCGCTATTGTGGTCAACATTTTGCTCAAAAGCCCAGATCATTTCATTAAGAACCCAATCCCATCTTGCAAAGTGGTTCTCATCTGTATCATATTCATTCTCTTTTTTAGAGTTTATTGAGCGAAGGTGTTCAGGAACATCCTCATCGTCAGTGTTGGGAGAGCCGTGCTTTGTTTCTTTGAGCTGCTTTAGCATTGGAAGAACAATCTTTGCTAGAGTGTAATCCATGCTCCATGTATCGTACCGATCAATTTTTACAAAGTTAATTTCTGGATGAACAAAATCCAAAAATTTTTGCCAAGCTTTGCATAGCGGAGTTAGACGGTCAGACCACTTATCTATGATTGGCTCATTATAATCAATCTCACGCCAGAAAAATACTTTTTCAAGGATTGTGTACGGGCTGATCCAATGATTGCGGTAACCGCCAATGTAAACTTTCATCATATTCCTTATAACAAAGCGGATTATATAGCTTTACTTGTTTCCAGGCAACAGCTAGAAACCTAAATATCTACTCAATCTATATCATGGAAAGGTGAAATAAAACATTAAACTCAAAAGGTAAGCGATGATGAACATCAAGAAAATAACCTTGACGATTCTTTTAGCAGCAGTGGTGGGTGGGGCCAATTCACAAACCGCTACCGTGTATGACTCCAAGACTTTGGTCGATACAAACAGTGCATCTACAAGCACAAGTACTGTTAACAGCAATAACGTTAACAATAACAACAACATTAACGTCAACACTACAACCGTTGACAGCAAGTCTGTTAATGTCAACACAAACATTAACGACTCTAAATCAGTTTCTACAAATACCAACATTCAGCTTGGTACGATGACTAACAATAATAATAACAACAATGTTAGCACATCCACCTCAGTTAGTGATAGTAAAAATTTGAACATTAATGATTCCAAGTCAGTCAGTGATAACAAGAACTTAAACATTAATACATCAACATCTGTTAGTGATAACAAGAACTTAAACATTAATAATTCAACAGCTGTTAGTGACAACAAGAATCTAAACATTAATAATTCAACGGCTACAAGTACGAGTGTTAATGATAACAAGAATGTAAACATTAGTACGTCTGTTTCTGATTCCAAACAGTTCATTGATTCTACCAATGTAAACACCAACATTAACAGGTCTGAAATCACTCAGAAAGTGATTCAACCACCTCCTACAGCTGTTGCTCCTACAATGATGTCTGGTGGTAACAGTGATCTATGTACTACTGGTGTATCCGGTGCGGTACAGACTCAGATCTTTGGTGTATCTGGTGGCGGAACAACAAGAGACTTGAATTGTGAGAGATTGAAGCTATCTAAAACCCTTTATGATATGGGTATGAAAGTTGCTGCTGTTGCAGTGATGTGTCAAGACAGACGAGTCTTTGAAGCAATGTTATCTGCTGGAACTCCTTGTCCTTATGATGGCAAGATTGGTGAGCAAGCCAAAGCGTCTTGGGAAGCAAGCCCAGATAAAGTTCCAGAATTAGAAGATCACAAAAAGGACAAACAAAATGCTGCAAAGAATATTGGCTTTGGTGCTATTGGCGCTTACCTTTTACACCGCATCTTCTAAAGCAGACATTTTAAGCGTACCCATCCTCAACGGTCAATTTACAGTTAATGTAATGACTGGTGCTGATGCGTACCAGTTACAGCAGATTAAAAACAACCCTGCTGCTACTAGACATAACATTAGTGATGATGCTAATGTAAACGTACCTCTGCAGTTTACGTTTCCATTCTTTGGTCAAAACTTCACTAACTCATGGATGTATTCTAATGGGGCTGTCAGCTTTAAGTCAGGAAATGCGCCCGGTGGATTTTGTTGTTCAGGAATAGATCTAACCACAGAAAAAAACACTGGATATAATTATTCTCTATTGCCGTTACAGACTGACTTAATTGGTCAAACAAATAATAACTTTTATACATTAGGTACTAGCTCAAGCATGACCTATGGTTGGTACGGCATTAATCAATATGGTAGTGGTAACCAAAGTAGCTTTGAAGTAAAGATAGAGAACACGGGTCTTGTTGATTTTAGATTTGACAGGGCATTTGTAACAAACAATCCAGTCACCATTGGTATGACGGGTGATCTTACTAAAGGTGAGTACTACCAATATTTCCGTGGTAGTACTATTGATAGAAGCAGTTTTAGTTTCACAGGAACTTTTGGGACTGGGCAAGATCCTTGTGTATCAGACCCACTAGCAAACGCTTCATGTCCAGGATATGCTGCCGCCTACCTTACACAACAATGTAACATTTCAGCTTTGTATGATGTTTCTTGTCCGGGTTATGCAACTGCTTACTTTAATCAACAGTGTGGTATTTCAGCATTATACAACGTAGCGTGTCCAGGATATGCAACTGCTTACTTTAACCAACAATGTACCGCGAACCAACTTTATAGTTCCAGCTGTCCTGGTTATGCAGCGACTTATTTGACACAGCAATGTAATATTACTCAACTGTATAGTACATCCTGTCCCGGATATCAAACCGCCTATGCTCGGAAAGTTGCGTTGGAAACCCAAACAAAGTTAGCTTCAGCTGAGACAACAAGAACAGAAGCTCCAAAGTCTGATGCTCCTCCTCCAGGCTCACCTCCACCACCACCTCCTGGTGCACCAATACAAGACACCACAAGTGCTAAGGCGGAAGTAAAATTAGATTTAGGTGGTGCCACCATTTCAGCCAATGGAGAGATCAAACCAGCTGATGGTATTCCTGATTCAGCTAGACCTCCACCACCTCCAGAGATGGCTTCGGGACCTGGACCAGGTCCAAGTGGTCCTTCTGGTCCAGCAAACCCCTCGTTGCCTCCTCCACCTGGATCACCAGCTGGTTTTGCTGAGAGGCAAGAGTCTCAGCAAGACAGAAGATCAGGTCCACCTGTTAATGCTTTAGCAATTGCAAGAAACGCTGTTGCTGCAACGGAAGCCTTGGCTCGTTCCGTAGCAAGTGAATCTGCAAAAATGTCGTACAGTGAAAATGCTAACCCATCTGATGGTATTGGCTTGAATTTAGATGGTACTGGGGCCAAGTTAAGTGTTCCAGGATTAAGTTTTGGAGGTCAAGTAGCTAGTAGTTTCCAACAAGAGGTCGTAAACACTAACTCGACTTTTTATACCTTTAAAAGTGAGGTTAGTAATTTATTAGTGGCTTCAGCTCCACAACAAACTACATCATTTGATTCAGCCCAAGAACAAAAACCATTGACTAGACAAGAAAATACAAACACCAGTCAATCAATGGAAGTTCCATTAATTCCTCAGCAACATAGCAATACCCACTTTGAAAACAAAGTTAATAGTATTACAGCTTTACAGGAACAAAGAATTGATAATAATGATACTGTTAAAAACAAAGGTGATGTATCAGAGTTAGCTGGTGGGGTTGATTTAACAAAGTTAACAGCACTACCAACTGGATACACATCTTATCTTTCTTTCACTATTAAAGACTCACCCTTTTATGATATAAAGGAAGTCTATAAAAATCAAGTCAATGTCGACAATGCTCGAGCTCTAAGACAAATTAGCTCCGATAGACTACATCAACAACTAATCAACCTGCAATACAAATAATAATATGGATAAAGGAGAGTTCATCTATCAATTAGTGTGTGGTATTTTACTAGTTGTATCTCTGATTGGCTTTGCATGTTATCTAATTTTAAAATAAACTAGGAGAAAAAAATGGCAGAAGAAATTAAAGACGTTAATGCAAAAATTGACGAGTTAGAAGCAGCAGCTAAGCAGTACGCAAGTAAAGATACTGTTATCAGTATTGGTGGATATGAGTTTACACCAGCTAAGCTGATGGTTGCATTTACAATCGTGTCTTCAGTACTGGGTGGACTTTACGGTTCGTTTGAAGTGTACAAAGACTACGTTGGAATGAAGAAAAAGATTGCCTCTTACGAAGCACCAGACTTATCAGGGTTCGATAAACGTTTGGCTGTTATTGAAGAAAACAGTGGTAAGACAAGTGACTATACTCGTGATATTAAAAACGATTTGAAGAATGACATTCGCCGTAATGAGAGTGTTACAGAACAAGTGGAACGTAGCGTTAAAACAGCCCAACGTGAAACTGAAGCTGAAATGCGTCAAGCTCGTAAAGATGTTCGTGAAGACTTGGATAAAGCTCGCAATGAAGTAAATGCTGTCCGTAAAGAAATGGCTGATGCTCGAAGAGAAATTAGCAGAGAAGTAGAAACTCTGAAAAAGGAAATTGATAGCAAGATTCAAAAAGCTGTTGATAACCCACTGGCGAACAAATAATGTTTGGAACCGCTCTAGCCCTTTACTTGTACGCTAAGCAACCTGAATGTATCAAGTGGACTTGGAGCGGTGATGTTTATAATAGAAAAGTGATTTGTTTGGAGTGGCGTAAGCAAGAAACTGAAAAGAAAAAATAATGGATCCCATAACAATTGGACTTGCTTTCTCGGCAGCACAAAGTGCTGTGAGTCACATTAAGCAGGCTATTGCTTTGGGTAAGGATGTCAATAGTCTTATAGGTCAGTTTGGTAAGTTTTTTGAATCCTCAGATGCTATTCATCGCGCAAGAAACAAAATACAATCAAAGGCTTCTCGCTTAGGAAAAACTGATGCTGAACTTGGTAGGGAAGCTCTTGAAATTGCAATGCACAGTGATGCATTGCGCCAAGCGGAACAAGATCTTAAAAAAATGATTATATGGAACCTCGGTAAGCCAGAGGTGTGGGAACAAATGATTAAAGAACGTACTAGGTTATTTAAAGAACGTGCAATAGCGGAAGCTGAAGAAACAAACCGCCAAATACAAAAAAAGAAAGAAGCTGCTGACAGAGTGGTTTTTGCAATGGTATTCTTATGTGTGAGCGCTGTTATATTTTGTTTTGTTTTTGTTGGTATTGGCATATACGGTGCAATGGAAGAACAAAAGATTTATGAAAAAAAGGTTGCTGATAGGAAC